TAAGATCAATGATTATTCTCAGAAACTTATAAATATGTTTCAGGATAACGAGGAAATTGATTATTGGATTCTAGATAAGATTTCACGAGCTGGAGCATACATGAGTGATGTTTATCATCACTTAGCCGACACTCAGGGATCTAATAATCTTCAACAAAAAGCTTACCCATTTAATGTAAATAGAAAAGAAGATGAGCAAGACCCGATCTCTGCTGAGCGTAAGCCGGGTGAACCTGGTCAGGAAGCCTTTTCAAGTGCTGAGACAGGGAACGCCACTCAGGCTTTTAGTTCAGGGGCTGTTATCGATCTTCCAGAAGAGATGGATGATGAGATAGGTGTGCAACCTATGGCAGCTCAAGGTGCTGGAGCAGAGGGCACTGAGGGCGGTGGTGACGGTAGCGTGGATTTAATTCCCCAGAGGGATGATGCCATGACTAAAGATGAAGCTGATGAGGCTTCAGAATTCGATTCAAGATTACGATCTAAGAGGAAACCCGATCCTCTTCTTCATAAAGAGATGGAGTTAGAGCCTTCAGCTGAGCAAGTCTATCGACAAAGATTGATGGAAGTTAATCAGAAATATACTTTGAAAGAAGGCGGCGGTGGAGGAGGCGGTGCTGGCGGTGGCGGAGCTGCTGGAGGGTTTGGTGGCGATGGAGGCGGAGGCGGAACTGCTATGACCGCAGGAGGTAGTTCAGGTTCTGATGCTACTCATACTGCTACATATGGTGGGGGAGGAACTCCTGAGCAATATGATAGTTCTTTAAGACCTAAATCTTCCAAATCTACCAATGGTTCTGGCCTAGATAAGTCTGAGTCAGATAATGATGATGACGATTTAGAGACGATTTTTGATTCTGTTGCAGAATCTGTAGATAACAGTTTAGAGAAGAATGCTGAAGTATATGGAACTCAAGAAGGCCTCTCTCAGTTACCAGCTCCAGATGTACCTGAATTAGGTAGTGGAATAAAAGACGGCAAGAAACCCAATTCTGTTGACAGGCACAAGCCTGGAGATTCAGAGTCACGAAGAATACGTGGAGGGCGTGGGGTTAGGAATGAAACTTTACCCCTAGAACAAGAACCTCTTGGAGACAATGTAAGTAATCTGGTCATTGCAGAGCATGAAGATACTTATAAGCCCGCAGAGATGGATGAAACGGCAGAGAATGAGATTGTTCGTAGAAAGTTTATAGATGAGGATTCTCACAGATTACGAACAGATGATATGGCTGCTGAGCAGTATACGAATCTTTCTGGTGATATGGATTATGACACTAGATTAACTCCAGAGAATCAGCTTGGAGATGCTGTATCAGGCGTAGTTTCTAATCTTTTATCTCCTATGTTGGCAAAAAGTGGGGATACTCCTGAGAATTTAGATATGGGAGTAATGAAGGCTTTAGTTCCCAATAAGTTAGAAAAACAGTCTGACTTTATGGATACTGCGAATACATTGGTTGTGGCTGGATGGGGTAATTACTATGTGATAGACCAAGAAGGTCACAGAATTGGATTAGAAGGGATGAGAAAGGCTCTAGAGAATTTCTTAGCTCGTCCAGAATATGCCAATGTGAACATTTTTCATTCTGGTATACAGGTAGGTCAGATAATTCCAGAGTTTACCGATGAAGATGGGAAGATATGGAAAACTGAAGTAAGACCTGAAGGATTGTTCGTAGTAGCCGCAATTAGAACTGATCTAGAGGTTGCTAGAAAAGCTATGCGAGAGATTATGAAGGGCACTATGCGAGGCTTCAGTATTGCTGGAAACGCCAAAGAGAAAGAATTGAAGTGTGATCACGGTAAATGTTGGACAGAAGTAACTAATATGGAAATGTATGAAGTTACTCTTTGTGTTCAGCCCATGAATCAGAACTCCTATATTACAGATATTTTGCAAATACCTGACCAACAAACGTGCCCAGATTGCTATGAGGGTGTGCAAGTTGAGTATGATTCCAATCTAAATGTTAAGGGAATTGTCACAGGTTAATTCCAATTAATTGGACTTTTTGCAAAAAAACTTTACACATGTAACATTTAGTCGGTATAGTTATTCTTATTAATCACCTTACAGAGGAGGTAGAGTAGGTATGGCAAATCGCCAAGAAGAACTATTGCCTATTCTTAAAGCTCTTAGGGAGTATATAGCTAAGGAATATGCGGTGAATTATCCACCTCATGTCCGAGGCGAAGATGCTTCCAGTAAGGATCTCCCTGCTGATTGGCAGGGTAAGCTCGACCCAATCACGGGTGGCGAGACTACGGGTAGAGATACCTTCGGATCATCGGGCCAGAATTCTACGAAAGCTGGTTCGCAATCTGAGGATGCCTATATCCATAAGTCTGAATTGGAGCAAATCCTAAAGGATTTTGTAGCCAAACACTACGTGGATGGGGAGAATGTTCAGCAAGGTGGCTCACGAGGCGACAATGCTGGATTTACTTATCCTGGTGAAGAGCGAAGAGTTCCTGAGGGCCTTGAGAAGACGCATCACATGGACAAGAACGAAGAAGAAATGGAAGAGGAAGAGGCCGCACCTCCAATTATGGAGGAAGAAGAAGCGGACGAGATAATTGAGGACGAAGAGAACGGTGACGAAGAGGAAATGGAAGGCGTAGCTGCAGGACATATGTCTTACAGCAATGACAGCGTTGGAAACATTCTCAAGGACATCAAAGGTCTTCTGACTCAGAAACAAGCCGAAAGGACAGAGTACAACAACCTGAAAGGTGAGTTGGCTTCTATTAAGAAGTCCATGCCCGCCGAGATTAAGCAGGGCATTGCTGCTGGGATGAAGAAATTTAACTTCACACCTAGCGGAAGTGACCAGCCTGTACGGGCTAGTGCTACTCCTACTCCTATAGCTGAAGCTGGCCCTATGCCAGACAAGAGGATCGGTGTTGAGGGCGAGTCATTTGCTAAGACTGATGCTGATGTGAATTGGGAAAAACAAGATCAATTTACAGGTGCAGTTGAGCAGATTTTGAACGTCAATGACCCGGATGACCTCCGTGGAACCTTCAAGAAGGTAAATTCCATGAGGAATAATTCTGGCGAACTTACTCCGCAGACCCTGTACTACTATCCTAGAAACGGGGGTGCTTAGTAATGACGCAACAGAATGACATATCTATAGCCGAGTACATCGGAGCAGCGGAGAGAAATCTTCGCTCAAGCATGATGCCACCGGGATATTTTGCTAAGCAGACATATCTCCAGGTATCAGACGTGTTCACAGCTACCTATGGCCGTAAGGTCTGGGACGCTCTGAACAACCAGACCCGATTCTGGAACATTCTTCGGAAAGTCCAGTGGGGTCCTACAACTGGTTGGAGGGTTCGTTCCGATAGGGGCGATAACCGCTCCCGACCAGTAACCGAGACAGGAGCACTACCTACTGTTGATGTTTCTGCCTATCAGGCAGTTGACTCAGCACCAAGAATAGTTGCTACTGACTTTGGTGTTTCGCTCAAGTCCCAGATCATGAGTGGCTTGGAAGGTGGTATGGGCGATAACCTGGCGGTCGAGCAGGAAGCTGCTGCTAGGGATCACATTAAGGAGCTTAATACTGAGCTTCTGCTTCGCTCAAACTCCATCGCCACAGGTGCTGGTGCATCTGCTTCTGGAGCGATATTCAATGCTGGTGGAACAGTTAGGATTGGTGACACTTTTGGTGGCACAGCCATCAACGACACAGCCCGAACAATTACTGCTGTGAATAACAGCACAGGTGTTTTGACTTGGTCTGGTGGTGGAAGCCTTTCCGATGGTGAAATTGCTTACATCAAGAGCCGTGCAGGAATGACCTCTATTGACGATATCGTTGAAGAGGACGGACGCACGATTGCTGGTGTATCTGTTTCAGCTGGTGCGGATGTTTATAACCAAGCAACCCGTGCTGCTGGTGGCTGGAACTCAGCCTCCGTTGTTCTAGACAACAACGGTACAGGACGAAACCTGACCCTAGCACTTCTAGATCAGGCCATTCGAGAAGTCAGGATAAACGGTGCTGACCCGGATGTAATCCTTATGGGTTATGACCAGTTCGACCGACTGTCCTCGCTCTTGCAGGCCCAACAGAGGTACATGGATTGGGGTGAGTTTGTTGTGAAGGTAGGCGATGAGTCGACCCTCCCAGGTTCACATGCTGGATTCCAAGTTAGCACTTACAGGGGTATCCCAGTAATCGTTGACCCAGACATCCAGACTTCCTACACCGCTGCTGACGCAGCAATGGGTTCAAACATCTATGTTTTGGATACGAGGTATCTGGAACTCGCTGTCGCTGCTCCTACGCAGTACATCGATAACAGAGACTTCTTCCAGGCTAACGCTTTCGTTCTCCGAGGGTTGTTTTACACCATCGGTGAGCTAAGGGCACTTCGTCTGGATACTCATGCAAAGATAACGGACCTAAACGCTTAGTCGAATAGGTGAGTAAATAGAGGTAGTGGTTGTGTTTGCCTTGCGACAGGCACTTCCACTGCCTCATAAGTTTTTCTTGTGTCGTAAGTATCTGAGGGAAACCTTAGAGAGGTTGGTATAGGTGGAAGCGGCAGGAGAAGGAGTAATTTAGAGAATGGCAGTAACATTTGCTACAACAATAATTCATGAATCAGTTTTTGGTAACAAAAGAATAGTTACCGCAGACGTAGTCGGCACAGGAACAGGCACAGCTACTGGCGATGCCTTTGCTCCAGGCGACTTAGGTCTTAGGGGTTTTGATATCGTTCTTTGTGGTAACCCAGTTACCCTTAGCGATACTGGAACCGCAACTACTGCTGCAGATTTAGGGTATGGGGTTACGTATGACTACGTAAATGAGAAGTTTGTGTACACACGGGATGCAGGAAGTGCAGGACCGTCTACCGCAACAACTGCTCAGGTAACCAACACTAAATTTAGGATTATGGCAGTAGGATACTAGTTTTAAAATTTAATAATTAATAGTGGTGGTACGAGTCAGCTCGACTACTCTAAAGTTTCAATACCATTGAAAATGGGGTAGTCAGTTTTGATTACCCCATTTTTTGTTTGAAAGGTAAGAGATAATTGGCAAGAAGGAATTGGACAAAGTGTAAATGTGGGGCAAAGCTCCGTATTAAAAGCGGAGAAAGGCAATGCTACGTTTGCAGAAATAAGGAACGGAAAGAGGGAGGATAAGGACAAATGGTATTAAGGTATTTCCTAGGGAAGATACGACCTCAGATATTTTTGGCTCTATGTATTTTAGGAATAGTAGCTATTTTAGGGATCAGGGAAGGATTGAATGAAATCGCTGTCGGATGTATTGCGGGCATTATTGCTTTGGCAAAAGACGTTTTACAGAGTGATAGCGGGCCTAACGGTAACGGTGAGGATGGTGGAGCCGCGTAGCCAACCGTAGTAGGAGGAAGAATTAATGATACGTAGAATAAAGCGATATGCTAAGAGGAATTTATATTTTAGGACTCCACGCATCCGTAATCCTTTCTCTAAAATGAGAGTTCCCTTTCATGGTATAGGTACAGTGCTGGGAGCGATAAATACTACGTTGTTAGTATTTGCTGGTGCTATTGGCCTAGCTGCTTCCTTTATAAATCAGAATCAGATTGGCAATGTAATTTATTGGGCATCTTCCATTCTTCCATTTAAATTGGAGAATATCCTTTGGACAGGTGCATCGATTAATGTAACTGACCAGTTCGTGTTTGATGGAATTATGTTTGCACAAGCGAACTTTGCTCCAACTATTGGAGTATCGATTGGATTAATTATTCTTGGATTTATGTTACATGCAACTAACTTTGGTGCATGGTGGAGAGCCTTTAGAGCTGCTCCAATGGCAGTTATTAAGTCTCCTATTACGCTCTATAGGAAAGTAACCGTATGGAGAGATTGGATATTTGCAAAGATCGAATACTTAAATTCGGAATCTCAAAAATGGAAAACCGCATTTAATGTAGCTAAAAGTCCTTATTCACTACTAAGAGCATGCGGATTCAGCCCTCAGATGGCTATAGGTTTATTGGCAATCGGAGGTACGGCTGGAACTGGAGTCGTGGTGAATGAGACGGTCTTAGCGGACAGAAGTTTTTCAAATGGGGATTCGGGCATTTATGCTGCCCCTGCACAGAACCCAGATCCTACTTTGGAACAGACAATGGCTTGGAGGCAAGAATATAAGGAAGACAACACGTTAAGAGTTGTTATGGGTACGACTCCCGTAAGAGAGATTAAAATTGAGAATGTGACCGTAGGAACTGTATTTACTGGAGGTGCAGTACCTTCATCAGCATATACAGCATCTGGAGGCACAGCTGCTAGTGCTACTGCCGTATTGATTGGAGGGTCAATAGTATCTGGGGGTACTGATACCTTCCTAGAGGTAGGTGAAATGCTGATTGAAAAGTCACGGTGTACAACTATGTACTTTGACAATATTACGGCTCACACCATCAATGTAATTGGAAATGCCTCAGATGGTCAAAGTATTAACCAGACACCAGGAACTTCAAGAATGAGAGCAGTTGGAGGCGGACACCATCAGGCAGAAGCGATGGTTACTTCTGGAGGTTCATATGACCGAATACATATTGATGCTCCGACTACCGCAACAAATGGGAAGATTGATAAATTAACTTTGAGCAATTTATATACGGAAGGTGGCTCCTGTTCCTTCGACCGTATGAAGATTGGAACACTGACCATTCAGCTTAACGAAATAGGTGGGGGTGGAAATGCTGGTGCTGCTGATGGGTTTAATACTAAGGAATTTAAGATTAACCAGAGTGTGACCGCAGCTAACTGGAATGTTAGTGACAATGTTGAGGTTAGCATTGGAGCACCAACAAGAACGGTTACAAACGAATAATCTATGGATAAGGCAAAGGTAAGGGATAGGCATGAAAACGGTAAATATAGCTCCGAATTGGATGGGATTGGCACAAATAATAATAGACGATATAAAACGATCTGATCTGGCAACGAAGGAATTTGCTATTACTTTATTAACAGATGCGTGTGAGAAATTGGACGATCTGAACGATAGAGCAGAAAAACATACTTTCGTAGAGCTAGATGACGAAAAACTTGTTGTAGATAAAGGTGCGACATCTATAACGGATAAAGATTAAGAATCTATGGGTAGGTTAGGAGATGAGAGTATCTAATCCTTTTAAGATACTTGGGAAGGTAGACTCAACGGCATGGGGTTGTTTTATACAGCTGTGTGTGCTCATAGCGATAGTTGGATTGGCGATAACAGTAGTACTTTTAACAATAGCGGAGAAATAAAATAGGAATAAGGTTTAGGTAACGGAGAAGAAGGAGAAGGTCATGTTTGGATTATGGTCAAAGAAATCGTCAGGTGCTGAGGGGCTAGGATTAGCAATAGAGGATCGGTTAAAGGGGTCTAAAGATAAAGATGAGTTAATAGCAAAACTCACGAAAGCGGTGGGAGATCATGGAAAAGTATCTCCTATTGAATGGTCAATGATAGGAAAAAGATTAGGAGTATTTGATGCTAGGTAAGGTAATTTCCTGGTTTGCTCGTAGAGTGAATAAGATGCAGAGTCATGAATTCGGAGTTGTTCGAGTCGGACCGCAAGAGTTACCTATGGTTCCTTTTAAGCATCCCCATATAGGGAAGGTTAAACTTTTTTATGTGGATTCAAAAGTTAGAGACAAATTATCAGAGGTCAAGGAATAATGCCAGCACCTGAGATACGTACACAAATTGAGTTAATGCAGCCGTTACCTAATTATCGTGGTTTCACTACTACAACGGCTGGAGCTTCTGCTACAACAGTAATAGATGTTGCTTCTGTAATGGAGGAGGCAAATAGAATTACATTTGTGGTAGAGCTTGGTGATTTATATGTAAATTTTAATGGTGCCGCAACTAGTGATGGCTCTTCTATGTTAGTTCCTGCTGGAACTGGTTATACCGAAGAAGAGGTTCGTGTAACTGGATTAATCTCCGTTATGCGAGTTGGGGCTACTAATGGACGTATTCGTGGTTGTGTCTGGGGACGTTGAATGACAACACCACACGAGTTTAAGTCTGATGAAAAAATAAAACTCCGTTTAGGGATTGAGCTTGTTCAGCCCTATGAAGGGTTTAAACCTTTCGCTCTTACGACTAGTGGGAGCGATGCTGAGACAGTATTAACTGTTTCAAGCTTTATGACTGAGGCGAACCACATTACGTTGATGGTAGATAAAGCTGACTTGTATGTAAATTTTAATGGAGACGCAACAACTACAGGCACATCAATGCTTGTTCCAGCTGGAACTGGATATGTTGAGGAGTTTATACGTTTAACAGGACAAATATCTGTTATCCGGGCTACTCCTCTAAACGGAAGAATTATTGGTGCTGTCTGGGGAACAAATTAAAGAAATAGGGGGGCAAAATGCCACTTGATAGAGGTTTTGAATATAGATTTGGAGAGCATGAGTATCGAACTGTGCGGGAGTCTGTTGCTACTCCTATGCGGTTTGTTCCTATTGATGTGACTCTAAGCACAACAAATACAGCTCAGGATTTGATTACTACAACTCCTAGCACTCCTACATACAACTTGATAGAGAATCCTCATATGATGGGAGCCGCTGGGCCTCCTCCCGCTGGATGGACCGCAGATGGAGCAACTGTTACACGAGTAACTACCACTCCTAGAGTTGGTACACATTCAATGTCTATCAATACTTCTAACGCTGCTGCAGCTGAAGGTGCTTATTATGAAGTAACTAATATTCCTCCGGGAAATTATGCTTTGTCAGTGTATCTGAGGCGTTCTGCTGGCGGTACAGCCAGAGTTCGGGCTTCCAGTGATGGGGGTTCGACATTCAGTAATGGGAATACTGTGACTATGGCGGGCAATTGGAATGGAAGAAGTACCGTTACTCACAGAGTAAAAACTTCTGAGAGTTCTATTAGGCTGTATATCCATACCCCATCTCAACAAAATATAACTTTTCTTGCCGATTCAGCTCAGATTGAGCCTTCTTGGCAAGTTGTTATGGGAAGCGGTACATCTGTCAGGGACCCCAATCCTCCCGCAGCGGCTGTAAGTGATGTAGTTGATCCTTTGAGTGAGAGATTTTCACGATGGCTTGGAACTACTGATGCTTCAGCTTCTGTAAGAGAGCCTGGATTGAGTGAGATTCATTATTTATCAATATATTCAAGCCATGCAACTTACATAGATTTTGATAGAACTGTGGCGATTAGGACGGCTACACCTCTTGGGTACTACTTGGGGGTGGGCATAGACTATAAACTAGATATTCATAAAATAATTAAAGAGAATGTCTCCTTCGTCAATGCCGCTGGTACTGAAACTCCAAGGGTTATTGGCTATGCGATGGGCTTCTAGGAGCATAATAAATGGGACTTTTTAATGTTTATACCGTATCGAATGCCTATAGAAGTGATTACTTTCAGTATTTAAGTGAACAGTGGGCTAACGATACAGACGAATTTACTGGAGCTTGGAACAGAAGTAGTGATTCTTATATCACTCGTGTCAAAACTGACACTGATATGCCAAAGGCGGCAATAGTTGTTCCTGTTAACCAGACTGCTCGTCTTCGCACTATTTTTACTTTTAGGGCTACTCCGAGTGTGTTTGATTCTCAGTCTCCAACTTCAATGGTGCGTGGGATGTATGTGGAATGGGAAGCAAAGTTTACAAATGTAGCTAATGTAGATAATTCTGCTACGTTTATGGGACTAAATGCGTCTGCTTCTGCTACCAGAGCTACGACTAATTTGATAGGATTTGGTCTTAATAGTGATAGTTTGATTTCTATCACAGATAATGCAGGAACAGAGAGCACAACTGCTATAAGTGGGATTACTCTCACCAACAGGAATCTCTATCGAATAACCGTAACGGGCGGTCAGATCGAATTTTCTGTAAATGGAAATCTAGTAGCGACTCATACTACTAATATTCCAGATATTATTGGATACCTTCAATATTACTTAGATACAGAGGGTGGAGGAAGTTCCACTTTGGATATTGGCTTCGTCCATATTTTCTATAGAGGTATTGAGGATACTCGTTCATTCTAGGGAGGTATAAATGCCTGTAGATCTTCGGCAAATATCGTTTTATCCTGCCCAAAGGCAGTTTATTCTTAACGATTCCCAGGCGGCTTTGGAGTTAGTCCAAAGCGGATCAGGGGACTACATAATGTGTCGTCCTTCTGGTGGAGGCAGCCCTGTCTTTAGCATAACTAATGCTGGAGTTATCTCTAGTTCAGCTGGAATTCTTGAAGCCAGCACTATTCGTTCTGCTTCTGGTGAGAACCTAACTCTCAATGCTAATGGGGCCAGCAACAACATTTTCTTTCAGATTAATGGAGCTACTAGGTTAACTCTTTCTCCTACTACTGGAGTAGATATAACTTCTAGCGTTAACGCAACTACCCAGCCTTTAACAGTTCAAAATGCTTTTGATTCTGCTTCGAATCGGGTAGCTGTTTTTAGAGGCGGTAATAGAGCTTCAGCTGCCGATAATGACTCAGCATACATAACTTATCAGTTAGAGGACTCTAGTGGTTCTCAGAATGATGCTGCTCAGATGAAGTGGCAATTTACAGATGTAACTACTGGTACTAGAGATGGTCAGGTAGTTTTCTCTGTCATGGTAAATGGAACTATGACAGATGTATTGGACATTAAGTCCACCGACACATCTGAAGTTACCTCGACATTTTCTTCTGGAGATACAGTCTTTAATGACAATATTTCGTTATTACTTGGTACTTTAGGTGCTGATGCTGATTTTGCTTCTGATGGTACGGATGTAAAGTTAGAATTGAAGACTGCTAGTGGATCAGATTTTATTATAGGTAGGACAGGTTTACCTTCACCAGATAATCTTTTGCACTTATGGGAAGCTACTGCTGGATCGGTTTCTGCTGTGGCTGATTCCTTATTAATTTTAGAAAACAGTGATAATGCGTACATTAATATATTAGCTCCTACGGTTGGTGGAATCGTCTTTGGCGATGCTTCTGATAATGATGTAGGAAAGATTACCTATACGCATGGATCAAATACTTTAAATACCACAATTGCTGGTACTTCTCAGTTAAATCACACTGATGGAGCATTTGCTTTTGCAAAGGCTACAACGATCAACACCTCTTCTGGCACTCTTACTTTAGGTGCGTGGAGTGCTGGTGGGGCTATTGATTTTGCTAATCATAATATGACCCGTGTTGATATTAATTCTGGAAATATAGCTGGAGTTACTTTTAATGGGACTACAACTGTAGCTAACGATATGTCATTTAATGACAATGTTAATGCTACTTTCGGTACTGGTGGCGATGCTGACATTAGCTATAACGGTACTGATCTAATAATTAACACCAGAGTTGTTGGTACAGGAAATATTCTTTCCCATAGTCAACTAACTTGGGGAACTGGAACAGCTGTTACTGGGGCAGATTACTCAGTTGGTAGAGATGCTGATGGTACTAATCAGATGCACCTTAATGTTCCTAGTGGAGCAGGATGGGAATACTCAATCAATGATGTTGCTAAATTAACTTACGCTACTGGAGCTTTCCAATTTAAAGAAGCTACCACGGTATCTACATCCACTGGTATTTTAGCCATTGATGGTGCGGGTGGGGTTGTAGTTAATGAGTCTAGTGCTGATTCAGATTTTAGAATTGAGTCTAACGGCAATGCCAATGCCTTCGTTTTAGATGCTAATACGTTTGGAGGCGTGGGATCGTTTGGATTAGGTAATTCAGTAGTTAATACTGCATTTATACGGATAGCTCCTCCAGCTTTGACAGCAGTAGCGGATACTTCATTTAGTGCAGTTAGATTGGCTCCTGTTGGAGTTACGATTCCCACGGGAACTGCTGCAGTTGTGTCTAGCTTGCATGTCGTTGAGCCAGTTATCACAGCTACTGGTACTGCCACTACGGCAGCTACGGTTTACATTCAAAATGCTCCAACAGAGGGTGGAGCTAATCATGCTTTGATGGTAGCGGGCGGATCTACTTCTTTAGCTGGATCATTAACAGTCACCGGGGGTGGTGCTCTTACAGGAACTTGGACAGATTTAGGTACTGTCACAACTGTTGATATTAATGGTGGGTCCATTGACGGAGTCACTATAGGTACTAATGCTGTAGCAACAGAAATTCGTGTAGATAACATCACGTTGAATGGGAATACCATTTCAACAACTAACACTAATGGAGCGATGATTTTGGCTCCGAATGGTACAGGGGATGTTCAGCTTGATGCGGATACTGTGCGAGTTGGGGATGCAAATGCTACTGCGTTTGTCACTACCAACGGTACGGGTGATTTAACCCTTAATACCAATGCGGGATCAAATAGTGGTTCTATAACGGTAGCTAATGGGGCTAATGGGAATATCTCTATTCTTCCTAATGGTACTGGAAATGTAGTCATGACCACGGATTTATTGGATATGGCTGGAGAAGCTTCTAGCATAGGAATAATTGATAACTCTGCTACAGCTTTCGTTATTAAAGAGGGAAGTAATTCTTACCTTACTTTTAATACTGCCAATTCGGGCGGTTCAAAGATAGTCGCTAATGTAGACATAGAAGGTTCATTAATTAGTTCATCTAATAATAATATAGCTTTAACTCCAAATGGTTCTGGTGTAGTACGAATTGATGGTGCTAATGGGGTAGATATTGAGCAAGGTTCCATATCTATTAAAAATGGTGGAGCTGTCTCACATGTAAGATTTTATTGTGAAGTAGGTAACGCCCACTATACTCAATTACAGTCCACAGCCCACGCTAATTATAGTGGTAATGCTACTGTAACTTTACCTAATGCAACATCCACATTAGCGACTACATCGTTAACTGAAACATTAACAAATAAAACTATTTCTGGGTCAAGTAATACTCTTTCAAATATAGCAAATGGTTCTTTAGCAAATAGTGCTATTACGATAGGTGGTACGTCCACTTCATTAGGCGGAACGATAACTGCTTTAACAGCATTAACCGACTTAGATTTAACCGCAGGGAATAAGACAATATTCGATACAGTCGGAGCAAACACCTTAACAATGGGTGCGGGAGGGACAACAATCTCGATTCCCGGTGCTTTAACGGTAGTAGGGACTGCTACTACAGGAGCCGCAACTGTAGCTAGTTTGACATCAACAGGCGATATTACTACTACAGGTCAGGCTACAGATTGGGACTTGATTGATAACAATGCATCTGCATTAAGTTTTGACACTGCTGGTAAAGCGGGAATGATTGTTCTTGACACTAGAAACAGTCAAGAAAGAGTCACTATGAGCGGGGATCTTGTTGTTTCAGGAGATTTGACTGTAACTGGAGATACAACAACAGCAAGTTCCACGAATACGACAATAACGGATAAATTGATTGAGTTAGCTAACGGTACTAGTGGTACGCCAAGTGGGGATGCTGGGATAGTCATAGAGAGAGGTTCTTCTGCTAATGCCATCATAGCTTGGGATGAGAGTACTGACAGCTTTATTGTCGGAACTACATCAGCCACAGGATCATCATCTGGGGATTTAACTATTTCAGCAGGATCGTTACAGGCGGCTCTTGTTGGTAATGCAGATACAGCAACTACTTCTACGAATGTTACAGCTGCAGTTAATGCTGAGAATGAGAATCAATTTATCGCTTTCTTAGATAATAGCAATACTTCGGCTCAGCAAGTTCTTTATGATGCTGGTCTTTTATATAATCCCTCAACTAATAATTTAACTACAACTACTTTTACAGGGTCATTAGCTGGAACAGCTACAGAAGCTACGAATGTAACTGCAACGGCAAATAACACTACAAATGAGACTGTATATGTAACTTTTGTGGACGGACAAACAGGCACACAAGGAATAGAAACTGATTCAGGCTTAACCTACAACCCTAGTACTGGAGTACTTACTGCTTCAGGGGGGTTTTCTGGAGTAGTGACAGGAACTGCCGAATCAGCCACTTCTTTGGCCAACCCTAGAACTATAGGAATGACAGGAGATGTTGTTTGGACTTCTGCTTCGTTTGATGGCACTGCGAATGTAACGGGTGTTTCTACTATCCAGGCTAATGCTGTAGATAGTGCTGAGATTGTTGCGGGAGCGATTGATTTATCTCATATGGCTAACTTAGCCAGCATGAGAGTTATAGGAAACCTTACAGGAAGTGCTGCTACCCCATCTGCAATTACTGTACTTGATGAAGACAATATGGGGTCTGATAGTGCGACTTCTTTAGCCACTCAGCAATCAATTAAATATTATGTTGACAATAACACTACATCGAGTATAGCGGCGGCTACAGATACCAACTTAACTTCTATTGCCGATGCTTCATTACTTTTTTACGACACTACATCATCCAAGTGGGTAGATTACGTTCTCTCAGGAGACGTGACTTCTACTGATGCTGGTGTGGTAACCATAGCTAATACTGCTGTTCAAATGGCTATGGTTCATACAGATGTAATTACAGGTCAAACTGCTATTACATCAGGTGTAGATCAGACTAGTGATTACCTACTTCTTTATGATGATAATGCTTCTTCTTATAAGAAGGTTGCCCCTGGTAATTTAGGTATCACGGGATTACCAAGTGGAAGTGGTAATGAGATTCAATTTCGATCTTCAGCTACAGCATTTGGTGCTGCTGGTAATGTCGAAATTAAAAACAATTCATTAGCTCTTAAAGAGCAGTCTACTCCTTCTGCTGTAACTGGTTATGGCATGGTTTATGCCAAGAGTGACAATGAACTCTATTATAGAAGCGATTCTGATTCGGAAATAAAGATTACAAATTCTGGAGCATTGGCTGGTGGTGGTGCATTTAAAGGAACAAAACTTTATCTGACTAATGGAACTACTTCTGTATCTAATGACTCTGCTACCACGATGACAGCTTGGACCGAATCTTATGATGTTGGCACTATGCACGATGCTAGTAGCAACACAGAGCGGATTACTTTTGGTCAGACGGGGTACTGGTTAATTAGTGTTCAGCAAGAATGGGCTGCCGATGCCGTTGGCTACAGAGAGATGCGGGTAACTCACACAGATACTTCTAACAGTAATGCTACTAATATAATTCTTAGAGATAGGGCTACATCTGCCTCTGGTGGTACAAGTACTGTTTCTGGTGCAAGTACCACATTTTATGTTGATGATGTAGCTGACTACCTAACCGTTCAGTTATATCAGAATAGTGGAGCTGCTCTAAATGCAGTAGGAAATAATGATGATTCCACTACTGTTACTGTATCTCGCTTAGATATGGCAACTTCGACTTCAGGAACTGCGTCAGGAACTGTTGGACATGTACAGTTTTCCGATGGTAGCGGTGGGCATGCCTCCGATAATGGTCAATTGTTCTGGGATTCTACTAATAATAGACTAGGTATAGGCAAGTCCAACCCAGCTACTCCTCTTGATGTTACTGGCACTATTACTGCTACTAGCTTAGCGGGTACTATAACTACAGCGGCTCAGACAAATATTACGTCTGTCGGGGCTTTGGCTGGTGGCACGATAGCCTCTGGTTTTGGAACTATTAGTACTGGAAATACCATAACAACTACAGCCGCAATTACTGGCGGTTCTTTTGTAGTCGGTAACCTTACTTTAAGTGGAACTGAGTTAGATTTATCTTCTGGTGACCTTACGGTAGATGTTGCGGGAGATATCACATTAAATGCTGATGGCGGGGATATCGTCTTTATGGACGCTAGTGCCACTCTAGGAACAATAAGCTCCACTGGGTGGTCAGGAAATTCAGCGACTGCTACTACAGCAACTAATATTACAGCAGCAGCGGATGCGACTAATGAAGGTCAATTTATTGCCTTCTTAAATAACGCTAATACTTCCGCACAACAAATACTTTATGACGCTGGGATTACGTATAATCCTTCTACCAATGCACTTAGTACTACGAGTGGAATTTTTGGCACTCTTACTGTAGCGGCTGCTTCTATTACAGATAGTAGCGGCACTATAAGTTTTGGCAATGAGAATATAACTACTACTGGTACTGCTACGGTAGGTAACTTAACTGTAAATGGAACTACCACTACGGTTAACAGCACTACGGTTACAGTAGATGATCCTATATTTACTTTAGGTGGAGATACTGCTCCTGGTTCAGACGATAACAAAGATAGAGGAATTGAGTTCCGCTATCACGATGGCTCTTCTGCTAGAGTCGGATTTTTTGGATATGATGACTCTGCGGGGGTATTTACTGGATTTACTGCAGCCACTAATAGCTCAGAGGTTTTCTCTGGAACTGCTATGAATGCTACTTTCGGTACGATCACTGGATCTAGCTTAGTAGGTACGTTAGCAACAGCAGCTCAAGGCAGTATAACTTCAGTAGGTACGCTTACAGGGTTAGGCTTAGTACAAGATGCCAATATTACATTTGCTAGCGGTATGACGATAAATGATGATTCAAGCAATAATGCTGCTTACATCAATTTAGCTAGTGGTGACGCTCTTTATCTTCAAGATGGCGGTACTACTAATATGTCAATTGCTGCTAGCGGTGCAATCACTATGCAAGCAGGATCATTAACTCTTGGTTCTGGTGCAGAGGCTGATTACGGATTGTACTTTAATGGGCATTCTGGAGGTCAGGATTGGTACATAGCTTCTGATGACAGTAATGATAGTTTTGTTATTGGTGAAGGGGCTACGGTAGGTAACAATGCCAGATATAGGATATTCGATTCTGGAGATTACTATTACGGGCACTATATACAACATGTCTATACCAGTGATGGTACTAGTGATAAAACAGTAGGGGTTGCAATAGGACCAGATATTACTGGTCACAGCGGAGACTCAGCCTTCCTTGCACAGGTAGCTATGGGGATTGACGTTGGTGGAAGTATCACAACCGCAGGGGTATCTGCAATAGCTGCAACCTTATATCTTTCCCATCCCGATTTAGGTGATGGTTCAGGAACTGTAACAGACGCAGCAACTCTTTACATTAAAGATGCTCCTGACGATGGTACTAACCAATACGCCCTGTTGGTAGGCTCAGGAGTAAGTAAATTTAATGGTAATGTACTAGTTAATGGCGGGGCGGTTAATTTTGGGGTAGATGATACTGGAGTAGATGTTACTTTCTTTGGTGCTACTGCTGGACGGCATGTGATTTGGGACGAAAACCAAAACAGGATGCACTTCTTGGATAATACCTATCTAGGTTTTGGTGGTACTTCTGGGAATGCGTCTGTTGATACGACTATGTACCATACTGGTAGCAATTTCACGATAGACAATAATACTGGTAACTTCACATTTGATACAGCAAATAATACAGATTTTTATTTTAAACATAATAATGTTCAAGTAGGTTTTATAGATAGTAGTGCCTACACCATGTATATGGGGATTAATGATTCAGTTCCCGGTATATTCCATGCCTTGGGCGGTGCTACTGGAAACGCTGAAGGTGGGGAGCTAAGACTTAGCACCGCGGCTGATCATGACACTACATATCAGTATTACTTTTTAGATGCTTATGAAGACGATTTAAGAATTGGTAGAGCAGGAAATATTGATCTTAAACTTGAATCTGACGGACGATTTAGAGCATTAAATGATGTGATTATTGACGGCAATGCTAAATTTCTTCTCTTAAAAGGTGGAGTAACTGGAACTAAATCTGGTATAGCTTGGACATTTAATGCTGATACCAACACTAACCACTACGCTGAGATGCAAATAGATTATGATACAAGGGCCTCTCTTGGATTACATATGAATGTAGGTTATCCAATAACCCTAGACGCAACTACCCAGATTAATTTCGACCTTGCTGGCACTAGGTATGCGACATTAACGGCGGGCGTTCTAGCTCCACAACATGCTACAGGTGCATATCTAGCTTTAACAAGAGCCGACTCTTCAATAGCAGATGGCAATAGATTAGGAACAATTCTCTTTAGAGGGGATGATCCTTCAGCTTCTCAGAATGGAGCCGAAATAACTGCTCTTGCTGACGGTACTTGGAGTTCCGGGGCTTATGCCTCAGAAATGTTATTCAAGGTACACAATGGTTCTTCTATGTTAACGCCACTTAAAATTTCTTCGGCTGGTACTGTCGCAGTTAATATGTTTGGTGTTTATTCTGGGGATTACATGTATCTTCAGACAGCTACAGGGTCTACTAAGGCTAATGTACGATTATCTGATTCAGATACTGAGGTCCAACTTAACAACGCTTCAAATAACGGTATTCTTACTTTCGGTACTTACGTTAATAGTCAGCCTCAGAAAAACCTTTCGCTACGGTCTAGATATGTAAGTAGTCAGTATAAAGTACAGGTGGGAATTAATACTGATTCCGCCTTCCAAAACGTAGCTAACGGTACAGTAGATTTAGATGTTACTGGATTTCATATAAAAGATACTGTTGCTCATGGTCAAATGCTAATAGAGGCTAATCCTCCTTCTCTACATGTGATAGATTCGGGCGGTTCAAGTAATGATAAATGGATGATGTACCGAATTGATGGCGGGGTAGGTTGGTTCCAATCGTTAAATGATGATGGTTCTGACCGAGTAGACAATATCCTAGTAATGGATATGGGTACTGGAAATGTAGGGCTTCGTACTGACACTCCAGCTTACAACTTAGATATTGCAGCCCCCGCATCAGGTACTTGGCTGGGTCTAGGTGTGCCTTTGCCGGGTTCGGGTTCTACAACTTTTGAAGGTGGGATGAGGATGTTTGCCAGCAGTGGTACTGATGATAGAAGCTGGGCAATGTGGGCAGATGCTAACAATCCTAGAGCATTACGAATTGAATACTCAGGAGCAAGGGGTACTGGTTTTGGTAGCGGTACTGAGGTCCTACGCCTTGATTATCAAGGGGCAGTAACTGTTCCGGGTGGAGTAGATAAAATAAGAGCTGCCGCTGATTCTACCAATGCTGATCAGTACGTATCCTTTATAGACAATGCGAGTACCTCTGCTCAACAGGTTCTTTATTCTGGATCAGCCACTTTTACTTTTAATCCTGTCACAGGCGGGTTAAAAACAAGTGGATATATATCTGTTGGCACTAGCAAAGGTGTTTACTTAGATGGTGGTGGTGATACATATCTTAGAGAATCGGGAAACTTTAATGAAATAGATTTCTATGTTGGCGGAGCCTTGGACTTCAGAATGCAGAATGATGGAGACTTCCATGCAAGACAGGATATATATGCTTACTCTACAACAATTACTTCTGACATAGCTTTGAAGAAAAATGTAACTGTTATTGATCAGGCTCTTGATAAAGTCTCTCAATTACGGGGAGTATTATTTGATTGGAAAGATGAAAATGTAGGAAGTAGTGCTGGATTAATAGCACAAGACGTAGAAGAAGTTCTTCCAGAATTAGTAAAAAATGTTGACGATCCGTTTGATAAGGGAAATTATAAAGCCTTGAATTACAACGGAATAATAGGACTTCTTGTAGAATCTATTAAAGAACTAAAAGAAGAAATAACGGAATTAAAGAATGCCTCCTGATGACGAAATAACGGGTAGTGGTCAAATAAAGCTAACTGATATTTATGCTGAATTTACTGGCACACATAGTAACCAGGAAATTCAGTTAAGCGATTATCATGATGAAGGGAATGCTCCCGCTTCGGGGGAGATACAATTAGCTGCTGATTTTTATGGTACTTCTAGTGGCCCCCCTATTCCTGGTTTTCTTGGGGCTAGAGGTATAGGTGCTGGAGGTAATCTATATCCTGTAGGAGATGGTAACGGTTATATGAAGAGACTTATTAATTATAAAGCTATAACCTCTAATGGTAACGCAAGTGACTTCGGAGATTTAACAGATGATGTCGCATATGCTGCGGGGGTATCTAATGGAAGTCGATTTATACAGATGGCGGGAGAAGATTAAATGGGAAGAAAAACTACCATAGATTATTTAACTATTGCTAGCACTTCAAATGCTAGTGATTTTGGTGACCTACGTACTCAAACACATATGGGAGCAGCTAATGTGGGGGCATCTAATAGTAATACATATGGTCTGTATCTTGGGGGATATAAAGGAACTTCTGGTGGACAGACCACTGATATGGAATATGTAACTATGGCTTCTACAGGTAACACTCAATTTTGGGGAAGTCTTACAGTTGCTGGATGGCAATGTGGAGGAATATCTAATCCTACTAGAGGAATACGACACGGAGCCATTTATGCTACTTGGCAGGGTGGACAATATGTAGACAATAATAAAATTGGTTACTGGTCATTCGCAAGTACTGGTAACGCAAGCGACTTTGGAAATTTAGTAGAGAATATGAATTCAATGTCTAGTACTTCAGTAGTAGATGGGTCAAGAGGGGTAATGGGTGGTGGACAAAAAGATAATTATGACTATGTAGAATATATGCAATACGTAACAATAGACTCAACAGGTAATGCGACAGATTTTGGAGATATGGTTATTTATGGACAACAAAATACTTGGGGGAACATGTGGGGACCTGATGGTAATTACTGGCCTTCTGGAGTAAGTAATGGTACAAGAGGAGAATTTTGGGGTGGTGTTGTCCCTGACGATGCATATCCGTCAAGAGTTTCAATAGATGCAGTTCAATATATAACTATTCAGTCTGCTGGAAATGCTACAGATGCGGGCAATTTACAAGATGAGATTCATTCTATGGCAAGTAGTTCGGGGGATTAAAATATGGCAATTAAAGATTTAGCAATACCCGAAGATTTTGTCCAAAACCTACCAACGATAACGCCTAAAAAAATGGCGAAAATATCTAAGCGTATGGTTGAAATAGACAGGGCTAATAATACTGCTGGCAAAAGAAACACTCAGACCACGACTCAGCTTATGACGTTAACTATGTTGACGGATTCTCCTTACCGAAGATTACGTCAGATTCTTTCTCAAATAGAAACGAAAAGACAGGCAGTTGAATCAACTTACTGGAAACTTAGAAAAGGTAAACTACTTAGAGACAAATGGTCAGAGAAAGGTGATGAACTGTCTATGATAAAGCTTGAACAAGCAGAACATAGTCTAGAAAGAAGTAAGATATATATTGATGGGGCGTTACGGGAAATAGGTGCTTTACAGGATGCCTATGAAGAGATACGAAAAAACAACAATATTCCAGAATTCTGGGACGAAGAAGATTCTGAACTTGATGAAATACGACATCATGTTAGACAGGTGTTTAGACAGGGGCATAGAGATATGATTTTAACGGGTCGTATAACTCAAGGTAATGCTGAATATTTTGAACAGTACGGTATCCATTTACAAACTGCACAAAGAGTTATTGGAAACTATATTAATAGTTGTGAAAAGATGATGGATGAGGATGGTGTTATGCCTTCAGTAGACCATTTTTATAAGTTTCTTGATGAATGTGTTGAGAATTTTGGGGAAGAATATATAAAAGTTATGAATCATATAGGTATTAACGATCTTGTTAGAAGTGAATGGCTGTTTAAAAACAATGTGAATAGGCAATGAGTAAGATTGAAACAATAGATACAATAAGTGACGCTGACTCATCCAGAACGGCTGGTACATACAATGTTAGTTCTTTTTCTACTAACGGAAATGGAACGGGAGCAGTATTTACGGTAACTGTAAATGGCAGTGGAGCGGCTAGCGTATCTATTACAACTAAAGGAAGTAGGTACGCTGTAGACGATATTATTACTATAGCTGATCCACAACTAGGTAATGGTGGTGGTACATCTTTAACATTTAATATAGATACGATTAGTGCTTAGTTCTCATATCAGAGACTTCTGAAGATTATTCAAATATCGTATAATCTGAATTATTAGAAAAATGTATTAGGTGAAGTTAATTCTAGGAGTTAAGCGTGGCAATCAGATACATAGGAACCAGTATTTCTGGTATTGCGTCAGATACTAAACCCACTCCTACTGCAAATGAGATGGGAGTAATATTTGTTGAGACCGATACCAATAAATTTTATCAATGGGATACAGATTCTTGGAATGAGGTCAGCCCTACTACTGTTCTTGTAACTGACAATGAAAGTACTTCTGAAAATAACTTAATACCATTTGTTGCTAATGCGGCTACTGCTACAGGTCAGCAGTCCATAGAGATGGATGGAGATTTTCACTACAATCCTGGATCAGGAACTGTTACAGCTACAACATTTGTAGGTAATGTGACAGGTGCTACTTCAGGAGCTGTAACGGCCACTAGTATTGCTCTAAATGGAAACATCACTACAGCGGCTGCTCGAGTTTGGACTTTAATGGATAACGATGATGAAGCTTTAAGCTTTGATGCTGCTGGTAAGACGGGGATACTCGTATTTGACTCTAGAAATGGTGCAGAACGAGTAACCATGAGTGGGGATCTTTTAGTTTCTGGAGACTTAACTGTTAGTGGCACTGAGACTACGGTTAGTAGCACAACTATTAATGTTGCTGATCCATTAGTAGCTTTAGCTACTACTAATACTACTAATGCAGTTGATATAGGATTTTATGGTCGATACAGAACTAATGGTACAAATCTCTACACAGGTTTAGTCTGGGATGCTGGAGCATCTAAATACATTCTTTTTCACGGAAACCAGGTAGCTCCCACTACAACGGTTAATACAAGTGGTACTGGACATACAACCAGTACTCTTATCGCTAATTTAGAAGGTAACGTAACTGGTAATACGAGCGGAACGGCTGCCACAGTCACAGGTGCCGCACAAACTGCTATTACTTCAGTTGGAACTCTTACAACCCTGACTGTAGATAATATTACAGTAAATGGAAATACAATTTCTACAGGTGCTAATGACCTCACAATTAATACTGCTGGGGGAAGTGTTTACATACAAGACCATTTAAAACCACAAGCAGATGATACTTATGATCTAGGTAGTACTGGGTATGCTTGGAGAAACCTACATCTTGAGGGTGATATCACTATGCAAGATGCAGGAAAAATAGCTACATCTGCTGGTGACTTAGCAATTGAGCCAGCAGGAAATAACGTAGTCGTAAAGGGTACAGGAACTGCTGCTTCTTTCTTAGATGTTGATTCCGTATCAGGTCAGAATTCAAGATTAAGATTTCTTAATGGCACAACTGCTAAATGGAATTTAGGTAATGATGCTGGTGCGAGTGATAATTTCACTATTTATAACCAAGCTGCTTCTGTTAATTCAATTAGTGTTACGGCGGCTAATGTTTTAACCTTGGGCGGTAATACGTCTGTTTCAGGAACAATAACTTCTACAGGGCAAATTAAATCCTCTGGTATTACTGGTTCGGGTGTTTGGATAGATAGAACTAACAGTGCGAATTCTTATTTAAGAATTAGTAATACTACAGATGCTAATGGTTATCTTGGTTATGAAGGCACAAATATGGTCTTCAATACTGAGAACAGTACTAGAATGACATTAAATGACACCAATTTAACTCTTGGTGACGGACTTTCAGTCGATGGCTATAACGATGCTAATACAAGAGATAATGCCAGATTTAAATCACAGAGAACAACTGGCAATGCAACATATCTAAGGATTGGTAGGTACGGAAGTGGCGATGATGGGATGATGATGATTGGCAATAACTATGACCGTGCTGGTGGAAGTTTCGGTGCTGATAATACTTCTGTGGGTGTGTCTGCAATTCAGTTTGAGACTAACGGCTCATTAGACTTTCAGACTGCTGCTGCTGGTTCGGCACAACCGACCAGTAAAATGGTAATCGAACATACTGGAGATGTAGGAATTGGAATTGCCGATCCTGCTAGTAGATTAGATATCTTTAAAGAAATAGCGGGGACAACTAGTACCTTAACTGGACAAAACTATAACGCAATTAATGTCTATGCTAATAACTATGGGAATACTATTACTAGTTCAACTAACTATGGACTACTGGTAAGGAATCGTTGGGCTGGTTATAACGCAGCAGGAACCTTTACTAGTTCGCAAGGAATAGCAGCAAAGTTTATTGTGGATTCTTCTTGGGGAGTTCTACCTAATGCATTCGGTGTTGTAGTTCAACCAAGGGCTAGTAACCATCAAACTATTACTAGTTACTAT